ACAAGATCTTTTAGCACCACTAAATTACCTGAAGTACCAGATCCAAACCATTTATTACAAATAGATTTTTACTTTTCTGTTTTTGAGTTGCCAGTTTATCTTTGTTATATTAATGAGGAAACATTTACTGTTTTTCATGCTGATAATTGTGATGAATTAAAATCAGAAAATATAAAAAAAAGAATACCTAAGATAATTCAAAGATGTAAAGTAAGGCAAAATCTTTTAAAGATAAGCGATCAAGCTAATGTAATAAAAAATTTTATTCAACCTGATTTTACAAACTTTAAATGGAAAAATGATTTAGATGAAAATTATTTGAAAAATGCTATTAAATTTTTTGAAGATTAATTACCAATCAAAAGCTTTTTCTTTTTTTATTTGATCCTCAACACTATCCATTACTTTTTTTTGTAATTCATCATCTTCTTTCATACATTGATAATGAGCTTTTTCCCTTTCACCCTTAATATCAACAGATAAAAAAACTACAAACGAATCAGTATTAACTAATTCTTTTTTGCAGTATTTACAAAAACCTACATGAAATATTGAGTTTTTTTTCCAAGTCTTTTTTTTATGTCCTTGCATAGTTAGGTCTTTTTCCTTTTCTTGACCTACTCTCTGCTCTTTGTTTTCTGCTGACAGCAGCTCTTCTTTGACTAGGACTCATGGCTCTTGCTTTTGCTATCGGCACACATTTAGGATAGTTTCTTCTTTTTTCACCTTTTGATCTTCCACATTTAGGAAAAGAACCATCGGATCTAGGATTGGCAATATCAACCCAGTTTTGCTGTAGCCATTTTTTTAAACCTGGTTTAGACATTATTTTTTTCTTTTATTTTTTTTTCTTCCAACTTTGCCTTTGCAATATTTGGAAGCCCAAATGTTCGCATATGCACTTGGATATACCTTAAATTTTCTTTTTGCAGCAGCTTTGCCCTCAGGACATAATTTAGCCATCGTTAAACTCCTTTAGTATTTCTATTTTGCCTTCATTGTCAGCAATTGTTGAAATTAGTTTATCAAGTTCTTTTATATGTGTTGGATGCTCACCAATACCTACACTATTTTCAAAATAAATTTTTGCAGTAGCATCAGCCTCAGCAATATTTGCTTCATACTTTTTTTGTAATGCTTCAAGCAATGCTTTTTTCATCCTTTGTGTACTTTTTGAACTGCAAACTTAGCAACTCTTACAGCTCCTTTATGAGGTTTATATGCACCTTTCATTAATTTATATTTTCCACCAGCTTTTTTCATCCAATGAAAACCTTTTGGTGGTTTTACATTTTTCATATTAACCTCTTTTTTTTTTTACTTTTTCTTAATACAGCAAAATCTGCACCAGTTATTTTATCTCTTGGTGGTGCAACTCTTGCGATCTTCATTTGTTTTTTACTATACTTTTTATTTTTACCTTTTGGCATATTATCTCCTTACCCCTCCTTCATACCCAATCTTTTACAGATTTCACCTAATTATTATTTTTTTTTCTTTTTTTTGCCTTTTTTCTTTTTTTTATTCATAGGCTTTTTTTTACCATGATACATAATGTTCTCCTTATTTTACCAGTTTCGGCAAGACCAGTATCTTGCACTTAGCTTGTTTGTAGCAGTATCACAACGATGTCTTGCTCTAAAAGACTTTCTGGCTGCTTTGTTGTTTTTTCTTATTTTCATATTGGCATCGCCATATCTAATAAGCTTTATGGTATTACCTGACTTAGCAAGTACAGCAAATTTCTTGCCTCCTTGTCTATCTCTTTTAGGTTTATTATAACCAGAAAAAGTTTCGCCTCTATAGTTAATAGCCATAATGATTCCTTTTATTAAAATTATTTACCTAAATCAAGTATCTACTGAAGGTTTTACAGGTGGCACAATTAATTCTTGACAACCAAATTTCATGTAAATTTCATGGTCATTTACATCTTTTTTACCAAGCTCTATCGTTTTATCTTGTGAAAGTTTGTAACCATCCAATAAACAATCGTAATAATTGTTATAAATATCAGGTGCTGTATAGGGTGGCATACATACATTGGCAGTTGCAGAACACATTATAAGAGTAAGTATTATTTTCATTTTTTTTCATTTTCTAGCTTTTCAATCTCCTTTAATGCTTTTTCTAAATCAGAATTAGCATTTTCTAGTTTTTGTAAGCATCTTTTATTTGCAGCATCCTTAGATTTACCTGCATCTTCTAGTTCGCTTATTTGTTGTTTTAAAATACGAACTTGATCCTTATATTCATTGATGATTTCTAAGCTGTTGTCAGACATTTATTTTTTTTTAAATAGATCCATACCTGGTTTTAAACCATAAATAGATCCAAAAATTCCAAGAACTAACCATTTATAAAATTCAGGAAAATTATTAAAATAATGAAAAAATAGATCTAATTTTTCTTTAGCCTGACTATCCCCACTAAATACTGACCAAGCTAAAACTACAATTGGCAAAATTACCACAAGCAAAACAATGTCATCCTTTATACCTTGATCGTTTGATTTTAAAACTTGTGCTTTGTATTCTAGCTCACCATTTGCCATTTTTTCTGCATGACGCATTTCTGCAACTGATTGTAATTCTTTTGCCTTTCGTCTATTAGCAGCAATAGACATACCTGTCTTAATAATACCTGGAACTAATTTAGATGCTATGTTTAACCACATTATAGTTTCGCACTCCTCATTTTACCTGCTAATTTACCAGCTCTAGCTGGAGTTTGTTTTGCCCAAAGTGAGTCTAGCATTTGAAAACTAGCTTCACCATAATCTTCAGAATCAAGAGCTTTCCAAAATCTTTTAAATTTACCTACACCACCTATGCCTAACTGAAATACCATTTCTATAATAACTTCTTTTGCAACATGATTTATGTTTCTTTCACCTATTAAATGCTCTGCATTTTTAAGTGCTTCATTAAAATCTTTACTAAATACATTTTCTAACTCTTCTTTTGTATATTCTTTATTGTCATCCCATTGCTCAGGTTCAACGCAAAGGTGTCCATATCCAATTGTCCTCTTTCCAAGTGAGTCTTTATAAACTCTTGGCACAAAACCTTCATGCAATTTAATTTCTTCTTTTAGTTCTTCGTACATTTCTTTTCTCCAAGTTTGTTGTTAATTTTATTCGCCATCGCCATACAAAACCATATAACTTTCTGCAAAAATTTTCTAGTTTTATTAATAAATATTCCATACAAATACCTCATAAAATTAATGTTTGCACCCCTCACAAGCACACAAATCGCCATCGTACCAATGAGTATGCAAAGCTTCTTTGCAATGACAATTACAATGACATTTTTTACATTTTTTCTTTTTTTTCTTTTTTGGTTTATCAATAAAAAAACTCTCAATCCAATTAGAATAGTAGTCAATTGTTCCAAAAATTTTTAAAAATATTTTATCTATCATTTTAATTTTTCAATTTTTAATATTTTATTATCAGCATCAAGCTCAGCTTTAACCTTAGAACACATAAAGGTTGCATTGCTATTTCTAGTGCTTACCCTTTTTTTTTCAAGGCATTTTGAAATGGATGGTGTCCAAGTCATTTCTATAAGTTTTTGTTCAGTACCTACAAACATTAGTAAAGCTATTATAGTTTCCATTAATTAGTTCCATTTATTTTTTTTTGTAATAAATCAACTTGTTCTTTTAGATGATCTATATTTACTTTGTTATATCTTGATGCCTCTATTTCTTTTTCTATAGATTCAATCTGACCTGACAAATGTTCTATTAGCATATACATTTCTAAATTTTTTGGCTCTTGCTCAGCTTTTTTGAGCAGATCAGCCTGAAAAAGAGTATCTGCTGTTTCAAGTTTGGAAAGCCTTTCTTGAATAGTAAAAAAACCATATAGACCTGAACAAATTATAAAAATTAAAGCAATTAAATTTCTAATAGGTAAACTTAAATTTGTGTTTTCACTCAACTTTACTTGTTTCATAATCAACCATTAACAATTTTATATTTAATTTTTTTTGTTTATTTGATGGAGTTCTATATATCTTATGTGATTTTTTACTCCACTTAGGATTTAGTCTATTACGATAACTATTTGTCTTAATATCCAAAAGACTAATATTACCATTTTTATCTACAACCACAATATCAAAAGGACATTGTGGATCTAATGATTTTGCTACCCAATATCCCTTTTTTGATAAATCATTTATTATTCTGAGTTCGCTTGTAAAACCTTTTACAGACTTAGATGCTTTTATGCTGATAGAAGGGTAATCACTAGATTTACAAGTCCACTTATGCTTATGGTTAGAATCACCCATATCATTTTGTAAATGTTGTTTGTTTTTTGGTCAAGGTGGACTAGATGATTGTTTTTTATTGTATCAATTTTTTGATGTAACAGTTTCATTTCACCTTGAATTTTGATAATATCTTGCGAATTTTTTTGAGATTGAGTTGTCATTGTGCTAAACTTGGTGGTAATGTTGGTGCATCAGTAGTTCTATTTTGATTTAAAATATTTTGTCCACCGATTATTCCTGCAATATTTACAGTAGGGTTGATAGGTCTACCAAACTCTGCAACCAATTCTTTTTCAATTAATTTTTGTGCTTGTTTCTGACTAACAATATCCCTTGCTCTATCAAAAGCACCTCTAGCAGCTAATAATCCTTGAATATTTGCAAATTTAAAACCAAAAATACCAACTAATGCCCTTCCTACTTGTTGTATTGTTCTTGATATAGCAGATGCAGTATTTGAACTATTTACCAAATCTCTTGGTTTAAAAGTTTTTTCAACTTCTGTAACAAATTCTGACATTAATTTTATTTCATCATCATCAAATAATTCATCTAAAAGATCTTTGTTCCTTTGTTTAATTGTATTAAAATTATTTGCAAATTGATTTGGATTGAATTTTCCATTTCTACTTGAATCTCTAATTAATCTTTCAAAAAAACCAGTTCTTAATGCTTGAAAATCAGGGCTTTCTCTTGCAGCATCTTTTGCTTTTTTACCATCAACTCCAAATATTTGTTTTAATCTTCTTACTATAGATAAAGATTCACTTGATCTACCAATAGTTCCTCTGCCAAATATATAATCTAATGTTTTTATAGGTGTTACATCAGGATCATTTAAAATTTTACCTATCGCTTTTCCTGCTTTATCATCTATTGTCAAAGCTCCTTTTCTAATTTTATTTATACCAAATAATTTTTCTTTTTCTTTATATAGCTGATTTGCTTTTTTTAATAATTCTAAACTATTTTTATTTCCACTAAATAAAATATTATCTACATTGTCATCAATAAATTTTTCCCATTCTTTTATTACAGCAACAACATTTTTTTGATCTGTTTTATTTGATGCTGTATTATAAATATTTGCTAATTTTTTTTTAATATTATTTAAATCATTAAGAATAATTTTATCTACTTCTTTTTTTGGTTTTCGTTTTGTAGCTTTTTTAACAAAATCATCAATAATTTTTCTTGCTCTTATTGTTGCTGGTGTTAATTGTTCATCAATAGTTGCTGTTGCATCATCTATTGCTTTTCTAACTGATCCTCTTAAAACTTCTACATTACTTTTTTGTGCTTGAAAAATACCATCTTTATCTACTAAATTATAAGCAGTTTTGATTTCATCAGATTTTTTGTCAAATATTTTTTTTAAGCTTTGTAAAACACCTTCACCTGCATCTTCAATTGATTGAAATTCTATCTCCCCTCTATCAAATTTATTTATTAAATTTTTGGCAGATGTTTCTATATCTAAATTTTGTTTTTTTAAAAAAGATCTTGATGCTTCTTGTGCTTCTCTGCCAAATGTGCCTTTAGCTGCCTCAAACAAAGCTGCTATACCCTCTTCATCACCTAATGCTTGTGATCTTGCAAGTTGAAAATTAAATTTTCCTGCTCCTGCTTGACTTGCAGCTATATCAGCTCTTGTGCCAAATGATAATTTTTCACCAAATTTTTTAATAAAATCTTCATCGTTTATTTTATTTGGATCAATACCTGCTGCCTTTGCAGCTTTTATGCCTCTATCATTTAAAACAACTTTTTTAACACTAACACCATCAATGTTTTGAGTTATAGTTTTTGTAAAACTAGGATTACCAAATATTTTTCTATAAACAGTTGAAACAGCAGGGTTGATTGCTCCTTCAAAACCAACAGGAATTAATGTTGATAAGACAGCTCTTGGAACATCAATATCTTCAGCACCTAATGGTTTTGTAATTATATCTTGTGCAACAGATGTACCTCCTCCAGCAATCCCTGCACCTACTGCTCTTTTCAAAAAACTTTTTCCAGCTTTTTTTACTGCAAAGCTGTAACCTGGTATATAAGATAGTATTTGTGAAGTTGTTTGTAAAAAATCTTGTGGTGATGCACCAGGTTTATTTAAATAAAAAGATTTACCATCTTCAGTTGTTACAATTAAATTATCAAATCTATCCTTAAATATTTTTGAGTTTGGTAATTGTGATTGTATAATTTGTGCTTGTGCTTGTTGATTTGGATTAATTAAAGTTCCTGCAACAATTGCTGCTGTTGCTTTTGCATCACCTGTTTTTAACTCACCAATCTCCGGTATTTCAGGAAATTCAGTTTTTTTTGTGCCTGTAAAAAAATCTTTAGTTGCTCTAAATGCAGATGTTACTTTACCTTTAAATGTAGAACCATCTGCCACTTCTGATAATTCTTTTAATAAATTTTGATCGGTAACTTCTTTTCCATTTACAGGAATAGTATCTTCACCTTGCAAATTTTGATTTGATAATTCTTCTAGTTCTTCTATTAATTTTGGATTTGTAACAACCATTAGTCAACCTCATAAAATTTACCACCAATTTTTACATATTTTTTACCTTTGAGAGTAATAATATTATTTTGAAAATCAGGGTCAACTTGTTTACTTACTCTTAGAACCTCATCTTTTAATTCAGGATTTAAAACTGGATTTTGTTGTTGCCAAGCAATTTTATATTGCGACCAAGTTTGACCTTCTGAATTTTTTTTTGAAAGTCCTCCATTTTCTTTCTGCCAATTGTTAGCTTCTTCTGCTAAACCAATGGCTAATTGATTTTGTCTTTTACCAATATTTATTAATAATTTATTACCTTCTATAGAATTTGTAAGACCTGGTGTGATGCTTACTAAAAAGGCTCTTTCACCATCTGAAATAGCACCTTTAAAATTAGATAGACCATCTAAAACAACTTTACCACTAACACCCTTCAAAGCTTCAGCAGCAGTTAAATCTTGAATATCTGTATCTATTCCAAATTCTCTAGCAAGTGATGCAACATCTGTTCTAAGCTGTCCTGCAAAACCTGTTTGAATATTTGGCAAACTTACTATTTGCTCCATCAAATCAAGATTAGCATTGTTTTGAAAAGCTTGTGAAGAACTTTTATTTAATTGTGAAAATTCTTTACCAAATGCTTTACCAATTTCTTTTTCTTCTTCTGTTTCAAATCTTTTTTCTGGTGGTAAGGGTGCATACAATTCAGGATTTTGTGCATATTTTTGAGGTGTTACTAATTCTGCTTGACCAGTCTGTTTATTTAAATATGCAGTAGGTTTTGATGTTTTAGGTGTTAATGCTTTTCGTAATTGTGCAGTTTGTAATGTAGCAGGTAAAAATGCTTCAAATGGATCTTTGCCTTGTATTCCCTGACCATAAATAGCTGAACCTAGTAAAGCAGTTTCTGATATATTTCCTAATAAACCTTTGTTGTTGTTATTTGCATCTAAGATACCACCCTCTTCAGTAAGCTTTGCATATCTTTCTCTAATTAAATCTATTAATGACATTATATTAAACCTCTTGTTCTTAGGAACTCTATGTAAAAGGGATTACTAGCTAAATTTGTCGCTGTAAAGCCACCTGAGGGCTGCGTAGAGTAGCCAAATTGTTGATTTGTAGGTATTATGCCCAAAATACCATTTATCCTTGTTTTAGCACTATTATAATCATTTTCAAGCTTTTGTGAAATAGGTTTTGTGCTTTGTTGGTTAGCTGCAAAAAATTTATTTACCTGTGATTCTGGTGCAACTGTATTGGATAATAAAAAAGGAGCTAAAGAAATAAGCTCATTAGTTTGTTGTTGTGTCAGTTCATTTTCACCTCTGCCACCTGATGTATTATCATCATTTGAAAAACCTGTATTTGTAAGACCTAACATATTTTTAGCAACAGCAGTTTGCAAAGCAGTTTTTGTTAAAGTTGAAACTGGTGCTAAAACACTAAAAGGATTTGCTCTAATGTTTGCAGATAAATTATCTTGAAAACTTGTAATTGTATCTTGTCTTTGACTTGTTGGCACATTTTCTTCAGGATCAGGGTCAACTGGTCCGAATGAACCTGGTAATGTAGTTCCACTTACATCACCTATATTAGGTCTGTCAAAATTACTTATTGAATCTGGTGTTCCATAAGCTTGACCTTCATAATCAAATTGATCTCTTTCGTTATCATTATTAGATGTAGATGTGCCACCTGCTGTTTTACCACCCATACCCATAGCTTGATCTCTTGCTGATTCTTGGCTATTGCCATTTCCTCCTGATCCACTACTTGATCCCATAGATCTCCTTAAATAATAATTGAAATTAAAACTAATATTCCTAAAACTAAAATATATTTAGATGGCTTGTTATTTATTTTTGTTTCTAAGTCAAAGATAAATTTTTTCATTATAATAAACCTCCTAACAGTCCAAGACCTCCACCAATCAACGCACCTTGTCCTCCAAACTGACTTCCTAACAATGCACCACCTAGTGCTGTTGAAAATGGATTTGCTTGTGTATTTTGTGCAGCAAAACTTACAGGAAACCCAGATGCTATCGGTGAAACGAATTGTTGATATTGTTGTAAAGCTTGTGCAGGTGCAAGTTGTTGTTGTCTTTGTAATCCTTCTAATTGTTGACCTGTTTGAAATAGAGTTGGTAATCTTGATGCAAGAGCTAACTGTCTTGCTCTTTCAGTATTAAATTGTTGAAAAGCTAAAGGTAATGCAGCTTGTGCAACTTGTGTTGCAATTTGTTGTTGATTTAAAGGTGAGCCTGGTGTTCTACCTGCACCAGTAAATTGTTGATTTACAGTTGTTGCAATATCAGATCCTACCCTTTGTATCAAAGGTTGTAAAAAAGGATTTGTAAAATTACCTGATAAAGTATCTGCTAATTGTTGTTGTGATTGTCTTGCTAAGGCTTCTTGTCCAGCAAGTCCTTCCATTGTTTGAGTAGTTGGTGCTACAAAACCTGCTGCTGTTGGTCCTTGACTATATATGTTAGATGCTTCTGATAAAATTTGACCTAATGCAGGTTCTGCTGCTGAATAAGGTAAAACTTGTTGTGATGTGTCTGATCCACCTCCTCCTCCAAAACTCATTTTGACTCCTCTTTTTTAATTTTTTTTTCTAAAACAACATGAGTTTTTTTATACCCAAAATTGTTTAAAACTTTTTGCCAACCTGGTCTAGCAATAAGTTCCATCATTTGACAATCTTCTTTCTTTGCAAATTCCTCAATATCCTTAATTAGATATTGCCACTTATGTCTTTGTCTGCCAGTCATAATATAAATGTGACAAACTTTTCCCAACTTTCTTTTGATTATCTCTGTAACTACAACACCAAAATATTTATTGTTATTATCTTGGTTTTTATCCCACAAGACCCAGATTTGATATTTACTTTGTTTTGACAATTCATATACAAATTGTGAATCTGTAAGTTGACTTGAATAAGCTAAAGCATTTTTTATATCTTTTTCAATTAAAGACCATACCTTATCAAGTTCTTTTATAGGTATTCGTACTAAATCCATAAATATAATATATTTACCAATAAAACAACAATATTATTAAGGACTTTTTTCATCAAATATTTCAAGGTAACTCACTATACCTTCAATTTTGTTAGCTGTTCCAACTTGTATTTTTAATATATCGGTAGATTCTAATACTAATGGAGCTAAAACACCATTATCTGTAGTATCTCCAGCTAAATCTTTATGATATATTTTATGTGTTGTACTTGCTGATGTATCTGTAACAAATATTTCTGTCTGTATTGCAGAGGCATCATCATTATTAATTTGAATGCTTTTTACGATAGCAGTCCTATCAGTAGGAACTGTATAGATAGTTGTAAGGTTTGTAGTGCTTAAAGAAAAACCAGCATTTTTATAAATATTAGCCATAATAATCGTAGTATTAAGAAGGGGAGAGTTGTGGTGTGGTGGAAACTCCCCCCATCCTAATACTATCTTTTAAACCAAGCAGGAAGTCCTAAATGTAATCTTTTATCAAAAATATTTTCTCTTGAGCCTGGTGTTTTTTTATTGTTATAATGAAGGAAAACTTGGCAACATTCTTTACCTTTAAATTTTTCTCTCCAATGCTCTAACTCACAACCTCTATATACCAACATATCACCTGGATTTAAAGAAACTTTTACACCTTTTTTTCCTATATCGCCAGAAGGTTCAAGGTAGATATTCCAATGATCCCCACCAAGATTTAATGTAGTTGATATTTCACATGAAAATCTGTCTTTGTGTCTTTTAAGCTCATCACCTTTTTTATAAATTCTTGCATAAGTATATGAAGGTTGTAATTTTAATCCTGTCGTTTTTTCCATCACTTGTTGACATTTTAATAATAAAGTTTCCATAGCAATATCTGAATAACAAGAATAAGTGTTTGGTATTTGTTCATTTTGATTTTCATAATAACCTAAAATTACTTCAAAGGGTGAGATATAACGATGTTGAATACAAGTGTCATAAACTTGTTTTTTCATACAAAAATAATTGTATAAAAAAGTTGCAAGGTCTTTTGATATAGCTTGTTTAATTACTGCGTATTTATTTTTTTTAAACATCTTTTGCCATTTCTTTTGGTATAGCCTGTATATTCCAATGTATGAATCTAAATGGTTCTTTACCATGATCTACTGAAAATTCATGCTCTAAATATCCTGGAAATATAATTAATGTTCCTGGCTTTGGTTTAAAATGAATTAACTCTGTACCAGCCCAAATACCTTTCATATTTGGTTTCATTTTTAACTTAGTAACTCTTGCACCTGTTTTTGGTTCATGGAATACCGGATAAGAAGTTTTATCTGAACATTTTATAAAGTAAAATCCTGATACATGCTGATTCCAATGTATATGTGCAGAGTGATGTCCTCCACCTTTTTTAGCAAACTCTTGTACCCACAGTTCACTAAACATTGTTTGATATTGTGACATATCATAACCTTGATGATCTAAATACTCCCATGATTTTTGACCTATATAGTTTCTAAAATCTAAAAAATCATTATCTAAAGTTAATGGTGTTGAATGATGTGAAATTCCAAAATCTCCATTTTTTTTTATATGATCTTTGTTTCTTTTTTTTGCATCTGAAATATATTTATTAGATGCTTTATTTAAAGATTTGACAAACTCTGGTTTGCTTTCTGACCAAATAGATGTCCAAAAATAATTATTTATAAACATTATTTAAAAGGATCTCCTATGTGCCAAACAACAAGACTATATCTAACTCCTGATGTAACTGGCTTTACTCTATGCCAAACATGAGAAGGAAAAATAATAATAGATCCTTTTGGCAAAATTTCTTTACATTGTATTTTGTGTTTAGATTCATCCCTCATGTGTGGATCATAATTTCTAAAATCAAACTCTAGTTCACCGCCTTTATATTCTGATCCATCTGTCAACTGACAAGTCATAGATAATTTTCTTATTTTACCTTTTTCTGGTCCTTCTTTTTCATAAGGTTTATCCCAACTATCACAATGCCAATCATAATATTGGTTTAGTTTATATTTTGTAAATTGACAAGATTCTGACCTTTCCCATTGAAAATTCCAACCAGCATTTTTATTTGCTTCATGCACAAATGGATGAAGTTCTTTATATATCCAAGTATCATTTAACCAAACTAAATCAGAATTTCTTTTTCTTTTTAAATCTAATATTTCCTCTTTTTTTAATTTTCTATCTCCATAACCACCAGTTCTTGCCATTACTTCTTTTTTATTGTTTGCATATTTAATCACCTCATCACAAAATCTAGGTGTTAAAGCAGATTTAAAATGCCAATAATAATTAGATAAATTCATAAGTTGTTGTTAATATTGTATTTACAGAGTCTTTTTGTTTATTTGTTATAAAATACATGCAGTTAGATGGAAATATTATAAATTTATTATTTTCTATTTGTATATCCCAACTTCTACCTTTTCGTCTATTATCATCGTAAAATATTTTAACAAAACAATTTTTTACATTTACACCATACAAACAAGTATAATCTGGTGAATTTCTTAAATCAACAGGATCTATATTTATTAAAGGTATTGTTATTTGTTCAGGTTTATAAAAATTACCCCAAGACTCTTTGTTAATTAAATTAATATCTAATTCACAATTAACATGATCTCTTATGTATGTGATTAACATATCCCAAGATATTGAAAACTTTATATTAGAATTTTTTATTTGTGATTCAATAATATCTGTATTTAATTTATTTAAATCTATTTCAAAGCCATTTGGCATTTTAACAAAGCCATAAATTAAATGTATTTCAGATAATATTTTTTTATTGATTACACCACCCATAAAGAATTATGACATAGAATTAGACAAATCCCATTTTTGTCCATCTTCATTCCAATCATATTGCCAACCATGAGTACCTGCTTCGTTTTGTGTTTTTTGTTCAGCAGTAAGCTCAGGTTGATTACCTGCTGGAGATTTCCAAGAAGCATTGTCTAAGTCTTTTACCCATGATGGATAAGGTTTTGGTGGTAAAAATATATTATTATCTTCATCCCAAATATAACCTATACCTGCATAATTTCCTCTAAATGCTTTTGAATTGTCGCCAGATTTATGTTTGTTATTATATGTGTTGTATGAAGTTTGAATCCACATTTGAGATGCCCAATTGTTATGTCTTTCTAACCATTGTTGACCAAGTGTTTCATCTTCAATGCCATCAGCATTTTTCATTTTATCGTTATCCATAGTAAGGACAGCGATAACTTTACCATTCATACCTATTTTTGCAAAATGTGCCATAATGTTTCTCCTTATATATTAATTTTTATTACCATTCAACTATTGAAATTTATATCTAATTACAACTATTCCTGAACCACCAGCACCTCCACCAGGACCACAATGATTTCCACCCCCACCACCACCTGTGTTAGCTGTTCCAGCTACTCCTGGATTACCACTAGCACCTCCACCACCAGTTCCTCCAGGTTTAGTATTTTGTGCTTCAGAACCACCACCACCTCCTCCTGAATATGCAGTCGGAGTTCCTGTAATTTCAGTTGTAACACCATTTCCACCAGGACCACCATTACTATTTGTTGCAGTTGCACCAACTGCACTTGCTCCTCCACCACCGCCACCAGCATCAATACTAGGTGGACCGCCACTTGGTGCG